GTGCACCGTGAAGAAATTTACCAACGCATTCAGGCCGGCCTGACCGCTCCGGACAAGCCGCAAACGCCCTGAGCCACTTTGCATTACGTAGCCAGTCCCTTTGCCCCCGCGCAAGACTGGCTAAAGATTCACGCGCCGTTTAGCCATCCGCATTTCACCCCGCTGGGCACGGCGCCTGAAGCATGCTGACTCCTTTCACTTGCCCCTCCCTCCTTTCTTACGCCGATATTACCTTTCACTCCTGGAGCTGGCTGTCGGACGTTTCCGATAGAGCACGGCGAATTTCGCCTTCTAAGCGAATATCACGCCACGCGCAATGCCTGTCGCCGCGACCATCATCAGGATCAGCAGCAGCGCTTCAACATGACTGATTCGCGCGTACAACTTCGCACGCCCGGCTTCAGGCGCTACCCCGCGCGACGATGCGATGCGCCATTTGATCAGCGTGATCATCGGTGCAAGCTCCATCAGTAGTATCAGCAAGAACAGCGTCATCTTCAGATGAAACAGCGGCTGATGCAGGTAATAGTCGGAGGCTTTCTCGTAACCACCAAATGCGCGCATCGCTCCGGTAATAAGCAGCGTCAAAGCTGAAAGCCCCCAGAGGTTATCCGCGAGCAGCACGCGCTTGAGCTCTCCCGTGCCCGCCGAGAGCTGGCTGAACGCTGTGCCGCGCGTCAGTACCGCCCAGAAAGCCAAGGCAAACGCGAATAGATGAACAGCCGCAAGGATCCACTGACTCAGCATCGACGCACTCCCTTACAAAGAGTTGAAAATCGGCCAGTCAGTAGTAGACGAAAAAGCGGGGCCTCGCTTGGAGCTGACGGCGAGACAGATGCCAAACGCCAAAACGCAGGCAAAAAAAATCCCAAGCAGCTGATGGAAGCTTGGGATTTAAAAATGCATAAACCGTGGTGGTGAACGCAGGTCGGATGTTACTTAAATTCCCAACATGCAACAAGGCTTTTTCGATAATCGGCTGGAGAAAAATAGCTGTAAGCCTTTGGATATTCAGGTGTTTTCAACAACGAAATGGTAGAAAAACGCACCAAAATGGCGCTTGATCACTTTGCCCAAATAGTAATGAATGGAGAGCTGATCAGAGCGAAGCGGAAATGACTGGGAACAAGCGTTGCGCAAATCGCAGACAACAAAAAAGGGCTCACCTTTCGGTGAGCCCTTCTAGACCGCCCAGCAGAGCGGATTTTGTTTGGTAGGCGCGATTGGACTCGAACCAACGACCCCCACCATGTCAAGGTGACCCCGAAACAAACGCAACCTATTGATGCATAAAGGAAACCCACCGAAATTGGCAGGGTGAAAAACTGACCTTACCCGCTATAAGAATCAACAACTTAGCGCTGTATTTTCCTACAGTGCTCTGCCCTTCTCCGGCGTTCTGCCGATCGAATTTCTCTCTGCTATTCTGGTTTCGTCCAAGGAGGAAACCAATGCCAAACTCTGATCTGCTCCCTTCCCTACTTCTCAAAATCAACGAAAACCAGCTCGCCCTTGAAGCCGCCATCATGGAGCTCACTTTATGGGTCGAGCAGCGCGGATCCGCCGATGTCGCCGAAAACGTCCGAAGCTCTCTCGCCGCGCTCGATCGAAATGAAGAATTCATCAAAATGACTTTGGCTGTATTGATGACACCCGAGTGACTGCACTCGGTTCAACATAAATTGCAGCAAAAGGATCAACCTCTAGATTGCGCATTTCCTGCAGCAGTCAGCCCTTTCCGGCGTCCTGCCGACCGCTCATCCCCTCCTGTAAACACAACATTACAGTCCTGTTACGCTGACCGCTTCATGGAGGAATACGATGTCAAAATCAGCCCTGCTTTACTCACCACTTCTCTTGGTTTTCGCCGCCCACGCCGCAGGTGAGCAACTTGCCTTTCAGTACGCCGACGGACAGGCAGCGGTTTTTTCGATAGAACAAATGAGCGGCCCGCTCAATGACCGATTGGTCGTTCTGAAAAGGACCGGACCCGTCATTGTCAGCTACACCCGATATCAATTCGACTGTACGCGCCAGACTGCAAGGCTACTCGGCGACGGCCTCGAATCTTCGGATAACCAAGCTGGAGGTGACACGTATGCAATGGATATCGGGGAAACCGGCTTGCGTTATGCGATGAGCTTGAAAGTGTGTACCGGGACGAATGGCGAGGTTATACAGTCTGCGACTGCCGCAGGCGGCTAGAACAATCGCCGGAAGCTGCCAGAAAAGGGGTTGTCAGCGACGCCGCCACGCGACCCTTTTTCGAAGCCAACTGTTCATCGCATCACCCTCGCCATGTTGCCACGCCTCGATTACTGTATATGCAACCAGTATTGAGTAGGCATTCCCGTGGATCACCTCATAGAAGACACCGACGATTGGCTCGGCAATCCGACTCCGCTCGAAACGTGCCGACACCAGCTCAGGATGTACGAGAACGAATTCGAAGCGCTCACTCTCAGGCTCGATCGAGCGCTCGCGAATATCGAAGGCCTGGTCAGAGACAATGATGCACTCAGGCTGGAGAGGGATTCTCTCAAGGCCAAGCTTCAGTACACCGAAGGGGATTTACTGAGCGAGAGACGAAGATTCGCCGACGTGGAGCACAGCAGAAACCATCTGTTCAATGAAAACCAGCGCCTGCTCAGAGAAGCTCGAGACCGGGAGGAGCTGGCAGGTCATTGCGAAACCTGCGCCGAAAAAGGTTTGTGACGAAACCAGCGCCAGCGGGTCTACCTGAATAGATCTAGCTGAGGTCATGGCAATGTGCGGACGACTTTCCCAGTACAGCGGAATCCACGACTTCGTGGCAGCGCTCAGCATGCCGAACGCGCTCATCAACTCGACCGGCGAGTAGCCCTTTGGGCGGTACAACGCCGCACCGACCACTCAGCTCGCCCTCTTCCATCAGGAAGGCGAGTTCCTGCACGCCGACATGGTCCGCTGGGGATGGCGCCCGCATTGGGCAAAAGACCGCGCTGCGCCAATCAACGCCCGCGTGGAGAAAGTCGCCCATGGCCCGTTTTTCCGTGCGATCTGGCCGCACCGGGCAATCATCGCGATCAACAACTGGTTCGAGTGGGTAGACGAAGGTGGGCCGAAGAAGCAGCCCTACCTAATAAGGCACCGCGACCAATCCCCAATCCTCTGCGCCGCGATCGGTCAGTACCCCAACGAGGAACACGGCCCCGGCGAGCACGACGGCTTTGTGATCATCACCGCCGACAGCGCCGGCGGCATGGTCGACATCCACGACCGGCGCCCAGTCGTTCTCCCGCCAGAGCTCGCGCGGGAATGGTTGGACCCGGCCAAGCCCAAAGAACGCGCCGAACAGATGGTGCTGCAAGAGGGCGAGCCAACCGAGGCTTTCGAATGGTTTAAGGTCGATCGCGCCGTGGGCAACGTGCGCAATCAGGGGCCGGAACTGATCCAGCCGGTCGGATGATTTTATTGTTGCGACAGGGTTTTCAGGTGCTCAACCAGCGCAGCTTCAAAAATGATGTACAGCCTTTCAGCGTCGCCGGAGCGTAATGCGCCGGCGATTTCCAGCCCAAGCACGAAACCTTCTGCCCGTGCTCCCGCCTTCACTGCAGTGATCATCGAATCTGTCCGGGCGATCTGCGCCAGCAGGCGATCGGCCTCTCGCTGCATTTTGTCGCCCATCACTACGCCTTCCACAACTATTTACCCTTTATATTCAGCGCGACATCCAATACATCACTGCCAAGACGACCGTAACCCAAACGAGGGTCAACAAGAACGAAAGCCCTGCGAGTCGCTTGTCCACGTAAATAACGCCATCATCAAAAAGGAATGATGGTTCAAGACCAACGGCCCCGCAAGTGTGGCTTAGAGCCATCAATTTTGGCGCGGCGCCCTTACGCCAGCACTTCGCGCGCCTTCTCCCACAGCTCCAGCCGATCGGGTAGACCGTTCAGCCCGCCATTGATTCGCCGGGTGATGGTGTTGAATTGATCCCGATCGGCCAAATCATTCAGCCCCTTCTGTTTCCAGAACCACGCCGCCGACATCGCGGCATGCTGCGGCAGTTCGAGCAGCTCGGGATGGCTGATAAGGTCAAGGCCCAGCGCTTCGCCGCACTTGGCGTAGTTCGCCCTGCCGGTGATCTGGATCAGGCCGCGACCGCAATACTTCCGGCCATCGCCCGGCACGGTATTACCCAGGTCTTCACGACCTTCGTACCCGCGCTGGGCAACAGTCGGCCCCCAGATTTCACGGACATAGCGCAGCTGGCCAGACTCATGGCCGATCTGAGCAATGAACGCGGCGGCGCGCTTTGTGCCCACGATCTGGTAGTGCTGCATGGCGGTGTTCAGGGCGGAAACAAAAACGCCCGCTTGTGTGCGGGCGTTCGGAAGGATCTGCCGCAACTGCTGCTGGGTGATCGGCATGACATTCTCCAGGCAAAAAAATACCCGCTCGATGGCGGGTTGCGGTTTTTGATACGCCTCAGATCGCTTCGGCCTCACTCAGTAACGGCGCAGCAATGATTTCCGGGATGGGCGGCTCGATTGGCCACACCGGCGCCTGATACCAGGTCGGCTGCGCAGTGACCTTGCCGAGGGCGAACTTGTACGCTTTCCACGCTTTCAGGGTTACCAACAATGCGGCCTGCTCGGCTTCATCCCCCGCAGTGGCCTCGCCGATATCGATGCCGAAACCAATCGTGTCGATCCGGTCTTGAATCCGGGCGATCTGCGTCATCGCTTTTGAGTTGCGGGCTGCAAGGTCTGCCTTGGCCTGGGCGAGTTGGGCGGCCTGAATCGCAGATTCCTTCATCGCTTTGGTCACCAACTGTGTCCAGTCGATGACACCAGTTCGCTCTGGAAAAGAAACCGGCTCTTCATCGCCCGGGACGCCGTCGAGAGGCGCGACGGGTTTCGGAAAAACAACCTCACCATCTGGTACCGAAATCAAGTCCACTGGAAATGCCTGCTCCTGGCTGTAATTCCAAGGGTTCGGCAGGATCAATGTCACCACCAGCTCACCGTCGGTTCGCTCCACATCACCGGCGAACCATTCACACGACACAGCAGACCGAGGAAGCGTGTCCCCCTCCCCGACTGCGGAGAGGTCAAAGGCCTCACCGTTAAGCATAAGAGTTTCTCCCGCTCGGATCACAGCCAGAGTGTCGTCGCGGCGCTGAGGGCAAAGTTTTAAAATCATCAGTACCACCGACCGATAGAGAGATAGGAGTAGGTGTAGTTTTGCGCTGAATTGGCTGTCAGTGACAGGTGATAAAACTGCCGGTAGGTGCCAGCTTGCGGCGATCCAACCGGAACCGCAAAATTCAAACCGGCACCGCCATCAATCGTCAGCCAGTCGAAAGGAGTGCCAACGACTGAGACAGGCCTGTTGGACCCGCTCGACGGCGCGCCCGGGTAGTACATGGCGGATGCCGTGCCTACGGGAGTGCCCACGACAATGCTCCGTACGCCGGTGGTGATCATGATCACCGCGCCGCAAGCAAACTTCCACGCCTCGCCATTTGAGTTATTTATGTACTCCATCAGCGCGGGTGGAACGCCCGGCGACTGAGAAACAGTGCCTACGATCGCAGCCACTGCTGCTGTTCCGAGGCCCAATCCATTACGCGCAGCGGCCTGAGTCGTTCCGCCGGTTCCGCCTTGAGCAATGGGAAGTGCGGCGGGAAGTACAGCAGGATTGCCAGTGGCTCCCAGCGCCGCATAAAGTTCATCGATGTTGCTCTGCGCTTTGGTAAATGCACTGCGCGGCGTATCGCCGCCCACACCCGTCGGTGCAGTGCCAAGATTGATTGTTTGTTTTGACATAATGGCTCCGTTTTACGCCGCTTGTTTTGCGAACACTGCTGGCAAGAAGAAGGCGAAAGGGTTCGATGCGGCGATAGTGATCGCGTAGAGCGTGTTGTTTGGGAAATCCCACCAGCAATAAAGATCGCGGGGGATGCCACTTCCCGAAGTCATCGGCATGCCGAAAGTGTTGAGCAACATGTACTCGTTCTCAGGGAAGTTGAACGGAACGCTGTAGAAGATTCGCGTCAGGCCCTGAGGGGTCGTGTCGTAACGAACATACGTCCAGTTCTGAAATGCGCGGGTAAACGTTGCGTTCGGAGTACCTGAGTCAAACAGCAATTTGCCGGCGCCATCCCACAAGCGCATCCCGTATTGAGCAACAGGCTGGGCACCAAAGGCGGCAACGAAATATCGCCCATTCAGACCGGCAACGCTGACGTCGTATGCTCTGACATAAAAGCCAGTCCAGTTACCCGCAGAGCCGATAAGACTCATGCGGCACAGGCCCGCCACCCCATTGATAGTGTCCGGTCGCACGAATACGAGCGGAGGCTCTTGAGAGGTGACGGGGCGTGCAAACGTGGTAACCGAGCCAAGCCCAGACTCTTGGTTTGGTGCGTATCGCCCTGAAGCGATGACCATCAGCCGCGCAAACTCTGAATCCAAAGTCACGACGTTATTGTTGTTTGTGAACTGAATGCCGTAGCTCATCAGCTCCACCTCATTACTATCAAGCGCATGGTTCCGGCGGACGTGGTGCTCGCCGCGTATGTCCGGGTGTAGTTGTAGACGCGAACGACGCCGTCGAGCATCTCGGTTTCGAACTGCATCTGGTTCTGCGAGTAGGTACCGATCGGAATCACGATTGCGGTTCCGTTGCCGGGACCTACGCCGGGAACGGCGAAATCCTGCGTTCCTTTGCTGGCTCCCAGCGCGAAGGTCACCTGCACTGAAAGCACGACTCGAATGGTGAAGGAGTTCTCATCCAGCTGGAGCGCCCCATCAGCGCCCCATATCCTTATGCCGAAGCTCATGCGTTGAGATTCCCCCACTGGTAGCGCTTCACGCCGTTCTCATCGAACACCTTGCCGCCGTTGTTGTTGATAACCTGACGAGCGCCACCGCCCAGCGGGCTGTTCAACTCGAAGTTGCCGGCCTTGTCGATGCGCCATCCTTGAACCCCAGCGATGTAGTTGTCCGACTGAATGAAGAAACCGATCTTGGCGTTACCGATCGAGGCGTCCTGAATGAACGCCGAGTTCATGAACACCTGGCCGCCCTGCACTGCAAACGGCACCGCAATGGCGCCGCCGGCGATGGTATTAACGATGGCGAATCGGTCTGCACTCACCAAGAACTGGCTTTGCAGCCCTGCCGGACCGTTTTCAATGCCAAGGCCAATCCCGGCGGCCACGTACTGACCGTTGGCGGTGACTTGCATCTTCACCGACCAGCTCGTCGAAACCTTACCGTCCAGAGTGGCAACGCTTTGGCTGACCGTTTGGACTGTAGCGCTGTTTTTGTTGACCTCCGCCTGCACAGTGTCGACACGCTTTGCGGTTGCTACCCCTTCCTCAAGCCTCGCCGACTGCTCAGACCAAACACCGACATACACCTGATCAGAACCAGCAAAGCCATCTGCATCACCAGCGAGTGCTGGATTTACCTGAACGTAAACACCATCCAGCTTCGTCGCCTGCGCGGCCAGTTGATCGCCCTGCTGTTCAATCTCCAGGGTATTCTGCGAGACCTGAGCTGCCAGCGCATTGGCCTCCTCCAATACCTGTCCGATATCGACCCAGTACGCTGGGTTCGGTGGCGGCGTGTTGACCGGCACCGCTTGCTCGGCCTGATAGAGGCGCCGACCAACGCGAACGGTGTCCCCTTTTAGATAGGTCAGCGCCGGGTCGTACTCGAGCGCGTCGGCGATATTGTCGATCTGCTCTTGTAGCCCGGGGATTTTGTCGATCTCGGTGAGTATTTCCTCTCCCAACTCTGTTCGCCCGATCTGACCGGCGATCATTTCGAGAATGTCAGCCGCATTCGAGCTCGACTGGCCTTGGACACCCAGACCGACCGGATACCACGGTCCTATGTTGCCGATCTTGTCGACGATGCGGCCCCAGAAATAGAAGGTCACGCCTGCCGCAAGCCCGAGCATAGAGAAATCACTCTGCGGATAGGCTAGGTCGGTTAGCTTGGTCGCGGCATCCAGTTCAGTCGTCGGTCCGTACCAGATCTCCGTGCGCTGGCTGTCCTCGGCGCCAGCAGGGAATCCCCACTTGAGGTAAATGCCGAACAGCAGCGGCGTGGCAGTCAGGAACGCCAGCGCCGGCGGCAGCCCTTGCTTACCGCTGAGGTTGGTCAGGATCGAGTTGCGCCACGGCGACGTGATGTCGAAGGCGCTCACCGCGCGCACCCTTGCCACATATGCGCCAGCGTAGATGCCGACGACGTCCACGTTGGTCATGCCGGTGTGCTGCAGCTTGATCCAGTTGCCGCTGTCCTTGCGCCATTCGACGTCGTAGCCGACCGCGCCATCCACGGCCGGCCAGGTGATCGTCATGGTGGCCACGGCCAGACCCTGCACGACTGATGAAGTCGACGAAAGCGACACGCTCGCCGGCGCCGGCACAACGGTGATCGGGATCACGCTTATCGGGCGTTCTTCCAGGCGTGCGCCGGTGTCGATGAAAGCGAACTTGCTCGGCTCGAACTGGAGCGCACTGATTTCGTAGTCGCCCTCGGTAGTGCGCTTGGTGCGCAGCACGCGGTACAACGGTATCGCCAGGTCATCGGCGTCGAGCGCCCATTGCAACTGTGCTACCGGAGGCTCGCTGTAGGCGACCGTGACGGTCACGGCGCGGCCGTTGACGCTCTGCACGGTGCGTCCCTCGGCGCGGCCGCCCGGGAGGTTGATGATCAGCCGGTCGCCGGCCTTGGCCTGGGTGTCGCGATCGAGCGTGATCACCCGCCCCGCCACCGCCGAGATCCGTCCGCCCACTTCACGGCCCGCCAGCAGCGAATCCGCCACCGGGATGATGTGCCCGGGCAGCGGGATTACCCCTTCCATGCCTGTCTTGAACGAAACGGTGCGGTCTTGGTTGTTGCTGAGGATCGCCCACTTTCCCCGGCGCTGGGCCTCGGATGCGCGGGTGCAGCCAATGGCGCTCAGCTCGGTCGGCCGGTCGCCGTAGCGGCGTTGCAGATCCAGATCTGCGAACGGAATGACGTCGGTATCGTAGTTGTTCGCCGGATTGTCGTAGCTGACCAGCGCCCGGGTGTAACGCGTCTTCGCCGAGGCACTACCGTAGGAGAACTTGCCGTCGATGACGTTCGACCGAGTGAACACATAGTCGAAGTCCTGCGCGCGCGGCATGTCCGCCTGCATCACCAGCTGGCCTTGCGCCCAGTACGTCATGCCCCGGTAAATCGCCGAGATGTCGCGCAGCAACGACCAGGCATCGGCCTTGCCCTGCAGGTTCATGTCGCAGAGGAAGCGTGGCTCTTGGCCGCCCAGCCCGTTTGGCACCAACTGATCGCAGTATTGGGCGATGCGGTACAGCTCCCACTTATCAACCATGAACGGCTTGATACGTTTGCCCAGGCCGAAACGGTCTTCGGTGCAGATGCCGTAGGTAATCCACGCCGGGTTATTGGTCCAGGCCGACTTCATCGAACCGTCCCACGTCCCGGTATAGGTGCGCGCGATCGGGTCGTAATTGCTCGGCACCATCCAGCGGCGGGCCTTGCACTTCACGGTCACGGCCGGAATGTTGGTGAACTGCTCGGCGTCGAATTCGATGTAGAGCAGCGCGGTGTTCGGGTAGCGCAGCTTGGCGTCGATGACTTCGGTGTAACCGGCCACCAGCATGGTGTCGGCGATCTTGTTGGTGTTCTGGTTCGGGGTAAGGCGGCGCACGCGGATCTGCCAGCCAGTGGTGGCGTCGGGCAGATCGATGCGGCGGGAGCGCTCGTAGCGCGTGGTGGTCTTGCCGTCGACTGCGTCCACCAGCACCTGCTGATAGGCGCCGCCATCGGTTGCCACATCGATCCCGTACTCGATGCGGTAGCCGCCGACGTTGCCCTGGTCATCAGAGCGTTGCAGCGCCGGCCAGGCCAACCGCATGCGCACGGCGGAAAGCTGGGTATTGGTGATCGAGCGCACCCACGGCGAATCGCTGCGCAGCTCAATATTCAGCGACGTCTCGTTTTCCACGGACGGAATGCCGGGGATGTACGTCTGATCCACCGAGCCCGGGCGCCAGTCCCACTTCACGTTCGGGAAGTTGTAGTTGCCGCTGGCATCGCGGATCGGTGTGTTGTCCAAGTAGATGTCGTAATCGGTCGGGACGCTGTCGAACTCACCCTCGCCCACGGCGATCAGCAGCTTGGCCAGGTTGGTCGAGCGCAGGCTGTCGCTGGCTTCGGTCGGCGACTTCGGCTTGCTGCTGCCGCCCTTCTCGCCGTGGATATCGATCTGTGCTGCTGCGCCCATGCTTTCCTCCAGGCGTAAAAAAACCCGCCGAAGCGGGTTAGGTGGTGATCTGTGCGGTGGAGCTTATGAAACTGCTGGCAGATGGAGAAACTCTAAAGACAGGTCTTGGCGCTCGAGACGCGGCGATCGATTATCCATCCCATGCTGCCGCTAGTGTAGAACCGAACTACAGTTTGCCCTTTTTCGCCGATAACGTCCGCCATCTCTCTGTTTCCGGCGTTAACTACAGACTTCCCACCGCCTGGGCGAGGCTGAAGGCTCACCGCGTAGTGGACCCCCGCCAGCGACTGGTTTTGCCAGGCATAAAGGATGCATTCTGCGACCTGCTGCTCCGGCTTCTGGGTTGTGAAGGTCTTCTCAGGCCCCTCTGCCCGCATATCCTGGAGTGATGTGGTGCAGCCGCCCAGAGCAACAGCACAACAAACTGCCGCGATTATCCTTTGCATCGTCTTCCCTCCAAAAATGGCGACTGTATCACCGGCCGGTCCCAGGCCGTTAAGCTTTGTCTTCAGCCAGGATCGAGGCCGATATGATCATGCCGCCCCACCGACGTTCGCCGATGCAGATCGGTACCGGGTTGCCGCTGGCTGTGGTGTTCTTGGCGCTGCCGAAGGCGTAGGACGGGGAGTTTTCAGGGGATGCGCTCTGCTTCAAGCCAGACGCTTGGGGACTGAGCATTTGAATCACGCCGCCGATCGCCATAGACGCGCCGGCCGCATACAAAAACGGCGATGCGGCTGCAAACGGAGTGAATGACAGCACATAGGCTGCGGCGATCATCACTGTGCCGATAATGGTCTGTAACCCGCCGGCACGCTTGCTGCCACCAATCACTGGAACAATGCGGATTTCCCGTGTACCGCCGAGATCAAATCCGTCCATTCCGATGTTTGCGCGATTGCGGAAGATCGCAAACTTCAGTCCAAGGCGCTCCAGTCGTTTAATTTCCTCGGCGAACCCATCAATGGTCGCATTGAGCGCACGGAACACCTCCACGACCGATCCGCCGTCGAGAAGGAATGGCTTGCTTCGAAAAAACTTCTTCGCAAGCGAGCCGGACAACATGACTTTCGTCATTGGCGTGTAGGTAATTGCTGAGCACATGCCATTCTCCAGGCAATAAAAAACCGCCCGGAGGCGGTCTGTTCAGAGAGTCGTGGGCAGTATGTCGATCTGCCCATCGCCCCCGGTGAAAACTCGGTATTTCTTGACCGCG